GCACCAGCTTCATGCGCCCCTTGACGGAAAGATTTAATCATAGGATTCAACAATGTATATTCGCTGAACCTACCATTGTGTAAACTGTAGATACGAATCGCTCTTAGAAAATTGTCTTGACTGTCTTTCCTTCTAGAGTATCCAAAATTTCCATAATGATCTAAACTATACTTGTGCTTGAGTCTGTATGTAGTTTCTCCGTGATCACTATCCCTATAATAATATTTGTAATAATCGTACCAAAAATTTCTTACAATATTACTGCTGTCGTCGTGAAATACCATGCTGATCGGTTCAAAGCCAATTTTGCTTTGAACTAGATTTGGTCTATTATAAGCATTGTATTTTTTAACATCAATTGAAAATTTAGGAAGGTCGGTACTTTTGACCATAAGTCCTATTTCACTTAAACTGAAACGATCACTTATGATAGCCGAGCTTAAATTTGTATTAATATCAAAAAACACATGATAGAGAAAACTAGTCTTAGGTGTTAATCTAAAATTTCCACCTACAAATAATTTACTGGCATGACGGTAATCTTTAAGATATTCTACGGTGGCAGCTTGTTTAAGCGTTTGACCTAAAAATTTTACCGCATTTTTAAAGATACTGGCCATAAAACCTTTCGTTTATTTTATTTATGAACGAAAAAGGGGACCTAAGTCCCCTGAATATTTTAGGAATATTAATTAACCTGTTACAGTTTCGCCGAGTGTACGACCAATAAATGTACCAATACCGGTTCCGCCTGGAGTCTGTAGTGCATTATCAAATCTAATACTCAACTGAATCCTTACTGGATCACTGTTGGCGTAGTTTAGTTCTTGATAGTTGGCTTCTTTGATGTAGCAACCATACAATTCCCAAGTCTCTAGAACTCTTGGTGCAAGTTCGCCATTACCACCATCAAGCATTTCACACTTCATGATAAATTTATAATCAATTCCTGAAGCTGCACTTGCTTGCTCATAGAAATCAAACTGCTTTTGTAGTTGCTCACCAATCAATCGGCTTACATTGTTGCCAGCATCATCTCTCAATGACATACTGACATCACCCCATGTATGCTTACCAGCTAGCCTGACTGTGCTGTTATATACATGAATATCAGTATCTTGAAAACTGACTTGTGGTCTATTGAAACTTTCAACCTGTTTTGTAAGTTCCACTAAGTCGGCTTTACTGACTCCCAGCCCATCAAAGATAACACGAAATCGATATTGCAACTTAGGCATCAACAGACCTTGTGTACTGGCACTTTGGTTGGTGGGTAAAGGTACTGTAAATCTGGTTAGTGAGGCAACCGCCATTTTATTCTCCTAAACTATACTTGTATTTAACCTTTTTTGAGTAAGAAGCTTCAGGGGCTTCTTACTCATTAACTATATATATTATTCCGTCTCTGTAGTTGAAGCAGTGCCAGCAATAGTGCCAGGATTACGCAGTCTAATTGGAATATAAATAAATTCCACTGACTTCATAGGCTCAATTGCTATATCAACATACAACTCATTTCTTGCTATGCGATCACTGGTATTATTTGTATCATCGCATACTACCAAATAATCATATAGACCACGCTTGGCAACTAAATCATTCAATAAAGACTCAATTAATGATTTGATCTGATCGCGTGTGATCTTGTCGTTGGGTTCAAATAAGAACTGATTGGCAACACCAGCAAACACAGTTCTCAAATAATTTACCAAACGAGCTACATTCACACGATCCATTGCACTGCCACCGCCACCTACAGCCGGATTGCGTGTTTTTTGACCATACGCAACAATACCTACACCACTTAATAATGTAATAGGATTAATTCTGTTATCGTACAAAGTATCACGCAATTGATTATTAATACCTGTGCGAACAAAATTGCCGCTGGTACTATTAACATAACCAATCGCAGATGCGTTATCAATCAAACCGCGTCTAGTACCAGCTGGAGCGAACCATTGGTAAGCAACCTGATCATTATACAAGAAGGTACGCAACATCATATGACTAGCTGGTACTGCGATTTCATTGCCACTTAAATCGTTAGTCAAAGCACTGGGATAGTAAACAGCAAGGTACGGACTGCTGGTAACAAGGTTTTGACGATTGTAGTTGACAAGTTCTGTTGTAGAAGATGGCAGAGTCATTTCGGTGTCACCAATGATAAAGCCAGTATTGCTTCTATCTGTGTTTAATGTAACTAGGTTAGGAATTAATTCAGGATATCCCGGAGCCGCTAAGATATTGAAATTATAGCCTTCTTCGCGAAGCTCAGTATTACTATCAATAGCACCTTTCATTGCCTGAACAATTTCATTGCGTTGGCTGTAATGACCCATCATTGGGTTGTTGTTGGCCTTATACCCGATCTGACTTACCCATGCACTTTTCTGTAAAGGTAATACTGCTGGAGCAGGATAAGCTACTGCATTGAAATAGTTATGGACATACTTCTTTACAATGTAGCCACTTCTACGAGTATTGAATAACAGGGTACCTCTAGGATACAGTCTATAATCAGGAGCATCAAGATCTATGCCATTTTGTGTCAGCATGGTCACTGTGCTCGGTAAAGGATCAGTTATGGGATCAATAGCACCGGTATGTGACCAACGAGCATCAGCAAAAATAATACCATTCTGTGTAACACGATCAGTGTTGTCAATTAGATTCCATATACCAGATGCCGAATCATAACGATAAATCTTTGGATAATTGTCTAAGTCGCTGCTGTCTAGCCATAAATCACCACTTTGTAGGGCTGCACCATTTTGTTGTGTGGTAGGTTGTGCCGGACTTATGATTACACCGCTAGTGTCTGTCAATGACAAATTATACCCGCGAGCGTCGGCAGTTACATTACGGTAACCTTTCCATCCATCTGTGTCGTTAATTAGTATATCTACAGCAGTTGGGTCATCGTAATACCACAATTTTCCATCTATAGGATCAGCAGCAGGTGTAGCCGAACTGCGTTCATAGGTGTCGATTTCTTCCCAATTTGTAATGTGCAAATCACCATAACTTCCGCCTATGTGTTGAACGATACCCGGTGTTGAACTTGAGAACCCTGCGTCGCCCAAAACATCCTCAGCAGGATCCACTAATGAAACACTGATAATTCCTCCGCTTCTATGAATAATACTGATTGCACCAGTAGTTTCTATAATTGCACTTACATTAGGAATATTTTGATTTAATATAGCTTGAACGAAAGCCTGCTGATGAGCAAGAGCACCAGTTCCCACTGTTGGTATGGTACAAACATTATCGCTTATACTTCCATCTAGTTGGCTGGCTCTTAATCTAAACTGTTCGCCTGCCACAACTGTGATATTAGTTTCAGTGCCAGTTACTTTAGTTTGCCCAGCTGATCTTTGTTTGTATAATCTGTAACCAACTTGACTGTCATTGTTTGGCAAATACATTGCAAAAACACTGCCGATAGCTATGTTTAATCCGCCGCCAAGTTTATCTAAATTATAATTTGCTGTATAACCATTCTGGAAAACTTTAGCAGTGATTTGCGAGAAACTATTGCTTACTGAAGTATAGCGTTTGAATACTATATTCACACCGTTGCCTTCTGCACTGGTCTTTATCCACACGCTACCGTTTGGCTTTCTAGTTGCCATTTCTCTGCGCCACATAGGTGCAGAAGTATACGGCGCATGAACAACAACGGGTCTTTCAAATGTCATGCTAGGAGCGCCCCAGGTTTGTGTTGCCACATTCCAAGTCCATGATGTACCGAAACTGTTGACATTACCAGTATGTGCTATTAAAATATTTCCTGGAGTAGCCGGTGGTGTACCGAAATCCATAAATCTAGACAACGGACTTAGATTACCATCTTTCAAAGTTATCTTAGAGTCGACCGTGGTGCCATTTGATTTGCTATTAGCGCCAATGAAAATTTGTAGACGATCGGTATTTGACACAGTGGCTCTAGCACCTTCGTAGCCAAATAATCCTGCGGCTGTTACCAAAGTATTAAAGGTATTTTTAAACTCGGTCATGCTGTTGATAGAACTGCTGATTATTAACTCTGTGTTGTTTACAAAGAAACTGGCAGTTGATATGATTGCTGTAGTGGCCAGACCAGCTGATTCTGTATTTTTACTGCTAACAACCGCAGCAACATTAGATTTCCAATCTTCTGACCCCAACGGCACCCAATAATTTCCTTGATGCTTATAATAAACAGGATTGCTGTCTACACTGGTTACAATGGCATAGTCACCAATATCACCTAAAGAATTTAAAGGTGTAAGATTGCTATCAACCGATGTTAAATCATTTAATACATGTGGCAGTTTATTTGTGAACGGAGCTTGGGTAGATGGGATACTGTTGTTAAACTCAAACACTCCCCACCTTGTTTCACCAGTATCTAACCAATATGTGCCATTTGGTACAGCACCCTTGGGACGAACCGAACTGCCTGCTAGATCTGCTAGATTAACATCGGCACGAACTACCCAAACACGGTTGCCTAAGCCCAAAGAACTATATGCAGCCATTAGCCCATACTCGTTTAACTCATCGCCGTGCAAAGGTGTATCAGTTACACTTCTTCTGAATTTAGGAGCACCAAATAAATTACTGAGTTCTCTTTGGCTGTTGACACCATAAATGCGTCCAGCGTTGGCTTTGGTTGTTCCTGGAGCAACGAGTCCATTAATTGTTTTGTTTTGCTCAGTGGCAATTAGAATAAACGGTACAGAACCAACTGCCGATGGAAGATACTGACTCTCATCGGTAACAGTTACTTGTACGCCTGGTGATACTAGGGCCATGACCTTTTTCCTTATAGTAAAAAGATATTAATATCCTTGCTAATATTTATTTTTTTAACCCAAAATAACCAGGTTAGCCGGTCCTTTGCCCGGTCCTTTAATAAATACAGGATGAGAGCATTATGTCCGGTATGTAGACAACATCCAGTTGCCATAAATTATTACAGAAAGCAACAAGTACACTACAGAACGATGTGTACGCCCTGTATTCATGCTCGTAGAAAACCTGCCAAACCCATTCCGGGCTGGGTTAAAGCAGGGTATAAGAAAAAAGAAAAATGTGACAGATGCTCGTTTAAATTCAAGTTACTTGAACAAAGCAATGTCTTCTATGTAGATGGGAATCTGTCAAACAATCATTGGGCAAATCTTAAAACAGTTTGCCTAAATTGCCAGCAAGAAATAGCAAATACTAAATGGCGCCCCAGTGCTATTCAACCAGACTTTTGATTTGAGAATATAACTGATCGACTGTGCCGTTATTGTCAATTACTCGATCAAACTTGGTGCCTAACCAAGCCCATTCACTGGGATGAATATCAGGGTAGCGAGACTGCATGTCACGCTGTTGATCTGATATGATCCACTGATCATCATCTGCTGTATACACAGTCTGTAGCGCACAGGCTAACCATTCAGGCGGATCGCCACGCTCAACGCAGATCATTGTACCGTTGACACCACGAATAGCACGAACTTCATTAGGGAAACGCACATCAGATATCACAATATTGTCTGTGCTTTGGCGCAGTCGATTTTCTAAACTGGCTACCCAAATGTCATCGTGAAATCCATGCCTGCAAACATCAGTGCCCCAGTACTGTAGAATCCAGCGTGGCGTAAGATTGGGAAGATTTAGTCGCCTGGCCCACCATGTATCTACTTGTTCACGCCAGGCACGACTAGCAGCAGTACGCCCTTCCAGCATGAGTCTATCCCAACCAAACACGCAGGCCACAGCATCTTTCAAAGTATTAGCAAAACTTTCTCTACGAAAGCCGTGATAGTTAACAAGGTAATCGGCAACAGTGTCTTTGCCTGAGCCAATAAAACCCGATATACCTATAATCTTAGTCATGCTGTATTATAACAGCATCAACATCTATGTCAAGACTTAGACACCGTATTTGTTGCGTGTCTTTGCCCGAACAGGACTTGTTTTGTTGGTATCGTCGGCTTCACGACTACGCCCATCCTTGACCGGATTCTTTACATTAGAGTTCACTGTTTTGAATGCTTGATGCATCATTTTATGTTCTAAATCTGTGTATGGCACCGACACATTGTTGGTGGAAAACCATGTGCGTTCGTCTACATCAACCGGCCGATTGCTGCCATCTGCCATTGCCGCAGCCATGCCCACACGATAGAAGTTCATAGTACCATCAGTATGGTACCCGTCACTATAGGCATGAGTTTTGTGCATAGCGTTTTTGACATTTTTATGCAACTTGCCTTTTTTACCTTCTGCCATAATTTCGTTAATTTTCATTATCCTATCACCCATGTCAAAGGCATACTGCCATCTACATAACGCTTTAATTCATCCTCTAATTTGTCCATTTCTTCTTTGGCCTCAGCCAATAATGTTGCACCATTTAATTGCGTTCCCCCGCTAGGTCCTGCTAATTGTGCAAATTTACTCCTTGCTTCGCCCAATATCCTTTTGGCAAAGCTATAGGCATACTCAGTTAACCAAGGGCCAATCATATGATCATTTAACAACATCACATCGGGTTTATAGTTATAAACATGTAACATCACAGTTTCTGTTGGCGAATCTGTTGACGGACTTGATAACAATGTTTTGTTCATGTCAAATCCTATGACCGATGTTGCAGCCAGCACAGCCTTGGCTCTTACTGTTAAAGTACGAAGATCTTTATTGGCTGTTTCTACTGTATAACTATTGTTAAAACCTGTTACCGGACAATTGCTTATAAGCACAGTATCACCAACTGCAATATTCCAGGGATATTGAGTAACTATAGTTATCACACTGTTTACAGCAGTACCAGCGGCAGATAATTGCTCAATACGCATATAGTTTTTTCCAGATTCTGGCATTTTGCGTACTAAGGTTAATTTACGAGTTACTGGGTTGAAGGTATAATTAATATGCCCGCCAAAGAAACGCATGGCCATTTCTTGATATTGAGTATAAAGCTCATAGTTAACTAGTCCACCCACACGACCGGCCACCAACATGTAAGTGTTCAAATATCCAGCAGCGAACGGCTCGAATTGACTTGCTGTGGTTCCTGTTACACTGCCAATGCCCCTTCTAAAGATTTGGCGTACAGTCACAATTTCTTGTGGTAAAATATATTCCTGAACCTCAGGCAACAAGTCTAAGAACGCATAACTTTCTTCTTGACTATTGCTGGCTTTTTGTCGATACTTGTTAAGAGCAGATTTTATAGCTAGATTATAGTGTTCTTTGTCTAACTCTACATCAACTAGTCCATCACCTAGACGCAATCTAATATAATCAATTATATCATTGCGTTTAGATTCTAAACTAGTCAATCTACTATCGTCAAAAGCTATAGGCCCAGGACCACCAAGATTTTCGGTTTTTATTGCTTGCTTATCAGTTAAATTAGGTTTTATAGTGGCCATAAAATAGTCCTACGATAAGGTATTTATCGTAGGAACCACACTTAAGCAATCTTGAGCAACAGAGTATCCTCGTTTATTCTACCATTCATACGCACTTCCACTGCTTTTATATCTTTTAAGAATGTGCGTAGTGCAACCTTACCTGCTCGAGCGAACTCTTTGAGTTGCTCGTCGGGTTTACGCAGAGTCTTGGCTAGACTTTTAGCTTCATCAAAGCCCGTAATTGAAGTGCCCTTAACTCCAAGCTGCCCCAAGTTCTCCGCCACATAACGCCCAAGTTTACGAGTCTTGGTATTGAATACCCAAAGCTCTTGTGCTCCAATAATGTCTGTGGGATTGATGCTGACAACTTTGAGGCCACGATCTTCTCGGGCGAATTTGAGACGAGATACCACTTTCTCCTTCGCTGGAGCTTTACGGACTCGCGCTTTTTTAACTGCTTTTTTAACGCCGCGGTACTGCTCGATTCCAGCCAAGAGATCAGCAAGAAAGGCAAACAAGCGTTTGTAATCACCAGCCCGATAGTGACGATAAGACTCCACCAATTGTGCATCTGTTTTATCCTGAGCAGCCATTAGTTCT